AACCGTTGATAGTGGTGCCCGAAAGTGACCCGTTTGGATGCACAATCATGTTCAAATACGCGTCGTCTGCAACAGGTGGCATTAGTCCCCAGTCACGCAGATAGTCGTATTCGACAGGTGACGTCAACTCGAAGATAGAAAACTGGGCGACCGGTTTGACCAAGACAACAGCCATCAGGCCCGAGTCGGCACCCAACATTGTCAACGACTCGACAGACCTAACACCCGAGTCACCAGCCTGTAACGGCACATTCCAACCCGTATTACCAGCAGCCGCAGCCTGTGACGTAACAATCGAACCTTGTGCCGCAACCGCGTTCTGCGTCAACACGCGCGTAGTACGACCAGACACACCATCAGAGTTCGTATACGACATTGTGAACTGTTGACCGCCAACACGCGCACCAACCGACACAACCATGATCTGCACACCCTCACCATCCACATAACGAGGCAACGAAGTCGTATTGTCAAACAGCTGTTCGTCCGTCGTATCATCCGCAGCAAACGGATAAAAGTACAAGTAGTCCAAGACAACACCAGCCAGCGGCAACGCCGTCGCAGCGTTCGCAGTCACACAAAACGTACGCAGATACTTGTCGGACGTATTCCCCGCCGCACCATGAAACAGTCCACCATCCGACGAATACGACATCGGCCGACCCACCAACGGAGAAGCCGCATAATACTGGGGCTTCGGATTACCAGCCGACAACGACAAGTCAAACCAGTTCCCCGCAACAGTCACCTGTGACGGCACCTTACGGAAAGCCGACCAGGTTGACTTGCCCGCAACCTGAGCGTCAACAACGCCCTGAACGTTGCTGAACGTCACTTATCCAACTCGGTTTCGATCACGTCCGCCGCGTCAACAGTCGCCGCAGCATACGACCGGACCTGACCGGAAACAGCCCGCAACGTTGCAGACATGTTTCCAGCCTTGGCCTCATAGTATTGGGCGACAACATCTAACGCAGCATCAACATCGACAGTCTCACCCAACGCCGCATGTGCAGCAGTCCTCACAACATCTGGCAACACTGGCTTAGTCCTCGGTGATCGAAAGTGCGGAAGCCGCGAACTGTGGCTGAATACCAGACGACACCGACAGTGACGAGTTCAACGCACCCGAATACAGGATTTGTGTTGACGCGTTCGGAGTCACCGAAACATGCGTGATCGTGTTCGTTCCACCCGTGCATTGTGGAAACTGAATCAGGTTGTCGTTCGTAACCGTGTTACCAGTCACGGTCCACGCTGAGCCTGAACGTGAAACGGTCACCGCCGCATACGACGTATATGTTGCAGCTGACGTAGCAGACGTACCAGCCTCACCCGGATCGGCAGTGTGCAGGTGAATGTCTAGCTGTGTCGCAGCAGCCCACGGCAACGCCGTATGCGTAAACGTCAATGCTAGAAAATCGGTTTCGGTCGCATTGCTCTTAGACATTTTTGGTGTCTCCAATCTGGGTAAAACGGCCAACAAACGTAATCAACGCAGACACGATCAGCAGACCCACCGATGCGGTATCAGCACCATCCGGCAACGCGTCCAACTGTTCAGCCAACAAGGTCAACGCGGTCGTGGCCGCGGTTGATATTGAAACGATCGCACGTAGTCGTGCGCCTAACTCTCGGTCAAGAATCTTCATCAGGTGTCTCCTGGTCGGTTGAACGGGTACGGTTATGCGGGTCGCGGGCCTGCTCGACGATTGCAAGACGCGCCTCGATACGGTCAACGGCGTCACGTAACGTCGCCCCGCTGTTCGGCTTCAACTCATGTTCAACAAGTTCGATAACTTCTAGAACACGTTTCACGCCTTGCAGTACACGCCGGCGAAACTTGATCGTTGGACGAAACACGTAACGCCACATGACGCCCAACGCGAGTAGCACGCCAGCGGTCTTGATTACCCATTCGTCTGCAAACGTGTTTTCCCACACGTCAAAGAATCCGAACGGTTCCATGTCTACGGTTTGACGCCTGCGTTACGGATACAGTCCATCTCTGCAACACCAATCGTGCGCACCGCAAAATCACTGAGCGGACGTTTCAGGCGGGCGGCATGAAAGTTTTGGAAGTTTGCCAACACTTGTTCGTTACGCATCCACGTGTTGTTGCCGTAGCCAACCATCCACACGTCCAAGCTGACGTTGTCTTTTAGAAACTCGGGTGCCATGTCGTCATCCTCCAAAGGGATCGGTGCAGGGGTAGGTGGGGTAACCGGTGCGCTCTGAGCAAGCCAGGCGCGTACGTTGTCCAGGTTCCAGGTGCCAGGACCAAGCCCCCGCACCGTTGTCGGACCAGCAGGGTCAATCTTTCGGCTGGTATGTGCTGCGTGTGTATACACACGGTCAACACCGATCTGCAACTTGCCGCAGAGTGCCAACACAACCCGCCTGTAAATGTCAGTCAGCTCGACGGACCAAGGCTCACCGTTGCCGTTGTTGCCAACCTCAATACCAATCGACCGTTGATTCGCCAACGTCACCTTGCCAGTGCCTGCGTGATTCGACTTACCCGACGCGATCACGTAGACGGTTCCGCTACGTCCGATGTAGACGTTGCCGATCGGACCGGGCAACCCTGCGCGGCCGTGCGTTACCAGGTTCACCATCTCCGCTTCCGACGCCGTAACAGGCGACGCGTCGTGGTGCATGAACACCATCGACGGAGCAAACAAGCCACCGCCTCGCGTCTGCCAGCCAGCAACCTCAACAACCGGCAAACCCTGCGAGCGGAGGCACTCCGCAAGCCACAGGGCACGCATCAGGCAGGGTTCCCCGACGGCCCAATATCTTCAACCAAAATTGTCGATTCATAAGTTGACGCTTGAAACACCATCGGCGTCGCGTTATCAGACGCTGCACGAATCTTTCGAGTTATCGAACCAGCAGCAGCCCCAGACAGCAAGACCGAACCAGAAAGTTGAAAAGCGCCACCAGCCCCATACGTCGCAATAGCTAAGTTGTTCGTCGGAGCGTTCGACGCATCTGTCATAACGATTGCTCCGTTGATCGCGACAGCGGTTGTCATTCGCCCGACATTCCACGTGATTTGGTAACGACGGTTTGCAACTGCGGTCCAAGTTGCAGTGATCGTCGTGTCTGCGTAAGTTGACGAAGTCCCCGAGTTTGTAGGCGTTGTCGTGGAACCAGCCGTGACGTAGCCCCAAGGCATGTTCCAGGGAAGTCGCCACTGGCCCGCACTGTTACGAGTTGTCAGACCCTCAGCCGACGTGTTCGTAGCCAGATATTCGACCATGCCCGTAACCGGTGTCACGATCGCAGCGTCACGTGCAGCAGTCGACGCAAACGGGACCACCACCTGATCGCGTACGTCAGAGTTACCCCACGTTGCCGTGATCGCAGTACCAGAAACAACCGTCGTATACGCCATCTGAAAGTCTCCTAAACGAAGTTCACGTCGTTGACACCGGCCGGAACCGGGTCAGAATCCAAAACAACAACACCCGCATAACCAACCGACCGGCCCGACATCGACAAGCCACGCGCCAACGTCGCCGCACACATGTCACCCAAAGCGACAGCCTCACGACGATCAGCCGCATGACCCGCATTCACACACCACGTCAACGACGACGGCTGATCATCCAAATGAACAGCCCAACGCCAACCCGCCTGATCAGGCCGCAACACCGCATCAATCGGATGCACATACAAAGTGATCACAGAAACCCCTAAAAGAAGAAGGCAGATCGGCCTAGTAAAACCAGGTCGCCGAATCCCAGCCACGCAGACCAGAATTCCAAATCCCGGCAGTCGTAACAAACACTTTCGTAGGAGCAAGACCCCACGTAACCGACCAGTCATCCATCGTCACATCATGCTGAACCGAATCAACCAAATATTCGCCAGTAACCGCCGACGGCATACCAGGCGGACGAGACGTCACATTCACACGACGCAACAAAACATCAGCGCTAGCCGCCAAAACCCACATGTTCTGAGGCATCGTCGGACCAGTCGGCGTCACATGCGGACCCATCCGCGGACGCAACGTAACCGACGTCACCAACTGTTCAGCATCCTTATACGTGTCCACACGCTGCGTCGCCAACGACAAACAATGCGCATCAGACTCGGCCACCAGATCAGTACGCGAATACTGCAAGTCGCCGTAGAGAGCACGGGCAGACTGATCAACATAACGTTGCGCCGTACCACCAACCCGACCAACCGCAGCAGACGTAGCAACAAGATCACCCGAATACTGTTGAGTAAACCCCGTATATTTGAACGCCAACGGATCAGTATTCGACGAATCGTAAAGCTCAACAGGCGGACGAGTGTCAGCAGCAGCATCAACACGGCCCTTGAACATGATCGCAGGACGCGCATCGGGCAGCGCATAAATCCAGCCGCCCTCAGTATCCGCAGTCAACTTCAACTCGGTCAACGCATTCTGCGCCAACGTTGTCGCCTGACATGTCACCGACGTAGTGAACGCGGCCAACAAGTCGCCAGTAAACCCAGCATTGTTCAAGATACGGCGGACACGTTGAATCGTTGTCTCACCCGCACCCTGCGGTGTCTGCTCGAAACCGTTAAAACGTGCAAACCGGCCAAGCTCATCAACACAAGAAACTGTTACGACGTTCATCGCATTGTTCGAATACGACTCGGTAAACCCGGTCATGTAGCCGTAGAACAAGTATTCACGCGACGGGATACCGACAACGGCAGGTTCGTGGACACGGCTAATGCGGATCGGACGCCACGGACGAATATTCGTCCTACCCGCCGTCACATACGGGCCTGCAAGATTCCACGGCGAAAACCGTGCATCAGTATTACGCAACGTCACCGACGCCGTACCCGCATCAAACTGGTTAACCGACCGGTTACGACCCGAACGAGTCGAAAAGCCCATCACATATTCGGTCACATCAGTCCAGACAATGTCCGAACCCCACGTAGCCGTCGTATTCCACAGTGCCGTATTCCACAGCGACGTCGAATCCGCAGACCCAAAACCCATCTCGACGGTCAGGGTTACAGACTTGTCACCAGCCGCGTTAAACCATCCGGTAACACTCATGCCACCGACGTCATCCAAGACGCCCCGTTATCACGCGTATATTGACGTAACGCGGCAACAACCTGCTGCGGATCACCACCGTTCACGTTGATCGTGTAATAACTGTTACC